TTGGCAAGGTGATTACTTTAAAATAGAACTTGATGCCTAATTATACAGAAAGAACAGTTTTATCGAAACCTCGCGACTTTGCAGAAGTTGCTAATAACGCAGGAAGTGGCGGAGTGGTAAACAACAATGTTACAGAAACAATAAATAATGTTACAGTAAATGGCTCTGCCGTTTCTATCTTTAATCAAGAATTTCTTAATACAACATCTGCTATATTAACATGGACACAGAATAGCGGCAAGTTGCCGACAACTAATTTATTAGCAGCTATTCACGTTTACCAAAATGGGCAGAAATTAGTAGATAGCCAATATTCTATTACATTACCTGCTACTATTACCATAGATTCTAACACGCATTATGATGGAAGTAACTACATTGTTTTTGCAATAAATATAAACTAATGGAAGAAATAAAAGCACCAAAGAAAGAAAGAAAGTTTTTAAAAGGACTTGGCGAGATTGCCCTTGTCCTTATCCGTGAGCTTGTGCTTGGCATTGGGAAAAAGGTCATAAACAAAGTAGGGAATAAACGAGAAAGACTTGTTATCGCCATTATTATTTTAGCTTCATCCTTTGCCTTTGCCCAATACCCAGCAACGGGAAATAAGCAAAGGTTAGGTTATCAGACTACTGGCGATGGGTTGGTTTTTAGGGGAAGATCATCCGATACCGTAAGCCTTAAACCTTCTACTATAAATAATGCCTACCATATATTTGACACAGTTAACAACGTCTTATTTAGCTATATAAAGACTAAAGGAGGATGGAAATTTAATAATAGTGATACTTTAATTGTAAACAACAATTTTTCACAGCCTGTTGACTCATTATTTTTTAAAACAAGTGTATCTCCAAACAATGTGGACACTGCTAAAATGCGATGGGATTATGAGTTAGGTACGGTTGTTTTAGGAATGTACGACAAAGTGCCTAATGAAATAGGATTTAAAAACTTTTGGCTTGTTAAAAATCAAACAGGATCAACCATTACAAAAAATAGTCTTGTTTACGCATCAAGCACAGTTGGCGCAAGTGGCAGAATATCTGTATCAAAATTTATTGCAAATGGCACTATTGATGCAAAGTATTTATTAGGAATAACGGCTCATGATTTAAGCAACGGTGAGGATGGTTACGTTATTTCATTTGGTAAAATAAGGCAAGTTAACACAGATACCTTTGCGGCTGGTGCAATCCTTTACCCTTCTCCAACTACGGCAGGTGTTTGGACAGACGTTGAGCCTGTTGCTCCTAACATTGATATGCCTATAGGCTTTTGTATTAATTCTCATATTAATAATGGCACAATATCAATAAGAGTGGCATCGGGTTATGCATTGCATGAGCTTCATGATGTTGCCATTACGTCACCTTCTGCAAACGCAAGTTTATATTATAAAAGTGGATTATGGCGCGACACAACTGCTGCCTTGTTGGTCAGTGACACGGCAAGTATGTTGACAAATTACTTGCGCACAGGTGTTGCAAACAGTAGCTATTTAAAATTAACTGGTGGGACATTGACTGGTGCTTTAAATGGTACGACTGGGACATTTACAACTCGTTTAGGAGTAGGTAGTATTGAAGCTGCATCTGTTCCAACATTGTTTACAAGTGGTGCTGGTGACCAAGAAATACACTTTACACATAATGATAATACTCCTGGAAGAAAAGTAAGTTTAAGATTAACAAATAATAATAGTGGATTTTATACTTATGGTGGTTTAATATACGCAATACAAGGTGCAGGGTTAAATGTATATGATAGAATGACTTTAGGAGTTAATACAACAGAAATATTGCATTTATCAAGATTATCAAGAGTTGGAATAATGAATGATAATCCATCATATACTCTTGATGTTAGCGGAACATTTAATGCAACTGGAAATAGTTTAATTGGTGGCACACTTGATGTAACAGGCGCAACGACATTGTCAAACCTTGCAGGCTCTGGTACTCGCATGGTTACGGCAAGTTCTACGGGATTGTTAAGCACTCAAACCATTCTAACACCAACAACAAGGGGTTCAAATACATTTACTTTGCCTGACATTGGGGCTATTTCATTTTTAAGATATAATGCAGATAATACTGTAAGTCAAAGAGCAGCGGATGGAATGAGGAGTGATTTAGGAGGTACAACTATTGGACAATCAATGTTTACTTTAACTAATCCTTCAGCTATTACATTCCCTCGATTTAACGCTGATAATACGGTGACTGCCTTAGATGCTGCCAGTTTTAGAACGGCAATAGGTGCAGGAACAGGAACGGGCACAGTTACAAGTGTTACAGGTACTTTGCCTATATCTTCATCGGGAGGAACAACTCCTAATATTACAATAGCTAACGCTGCAGTATCTACAACAGGTGTAGTAACTGCAACTACTCAAACATTTGGAGGTGCTAAAACATTTAATGGTGTTTTAAATGCAAGTAGTGATTTAAATGTTACAGGGTTAAGCGCATTAACAGGAGGGGCAACTATTGGTACAATGGCAACAACTTCCTCATTAACTCATGTTATTGGTGTAAATAGTAGTAATGCGATTGGTGAAATAGGAGTAGGTGATGGAATTAAATTTTCTGCAGGTTTTTTAGGTTTAGATAGTTATAGAACTATTGCTTTAATGGATTTTCCAAATACAAGCGCACAATCATCAAGCGATCTTACATCAACAGTTACAGGTGCAGTTGCAGGCAGTCCTGTTTTATTGGGAGTTCCAAATGCTTCTGTTGTAGCAAACACATCATATAGTGCATGGGTTTCTTCTACAAATACAGTTACGGTTAGATTTAACAATTATTCATCATCTTCAGCTAATCCAGCATCTGGAAGTTTTTATTTGATCGTCTTAAACTTATAACATGAAATCAATAATACTAAAACTTTTTTACCAAGGCTACGAGTTTATAGCCTTCTCCATCTGCTGCGGCTTTGTTGCCTCGTTCTTTATTCCTATTAAAGGCTTTTTATTATTTACTGTTGCCGTTGTTTTTGCAGATACTATAACAGGAATCAAAGCAGCAAAGAAAGAAAATCAGCGTATAAGTAGTAAGGGTTTATATCGAACAACAGAAAAAATTGTAGTTTATTTTGTAGCAATACTAATTTTTGAAGGTGCAAAAAATACCTTTTCAATCCCTTTTCCAATCACCTACATGGTGGCAATGATGATTTCTGCAACAGAATTATTTAGTGTAGCAGAAAACATCAAGCGAATAACCGGTGTTGAATTAGGGACATTAATCACACGCTTTTTTAAAAAGTAACCATTAAATAAATTTATATGTCAAACGAAGTTTTAGGAGTAAAAGAAACAAAAGAAGTTTTAAACTTTGGTTTCGATTTATTAGAGGCAATTATCAAATCTTTGGAGGACAAAAAGTTTTCTATTGTTACGGATTCACCTCGTTTTGTACCTGTTATTTTTTCAGCTGCAAAAGCATTTGCTGGCATTGAAATGGTTAAACAGGAGTTGACTGACCTTACACCGGAAGAACAAGATGAACTTGTAGCCGAGTTAAAACAAAGATTTGACCTAAAGAATGATGCTGTGGAATTACTTGTTGAAGATGTTTTAGACCATGTTTTCTTAACAATTAAACTTGCTAAAAGATTTCAATCGATTAAGCAACAGTAAAATATAGGCGCAGAGAATTCGCTACCTTAGTGCCGGGGGCGGTGTATTAATTTACATTGCCCCTTATTTATAAAAAAAAAACGATGTTAAAGAAAATATTTCCCAATACACATGAATTTTTAGATTTTCAAGTGTACCAAAAAGACAGGTATTTTTTATTTATATCGGATGTGCATTTAGATAGTGTTCATTGTGATAGAGTAAAATTAAAGCAACACCTTGATTTGGCTTTGGAAAGAAATGCTCGAGTATTTATTTTTGGTGATTTGTTAGACTTGATGCAAGGCAAATATGATCCTCGTTCTAATAAAGCAGATTTAAATCCAAAATACAATACTGCAAGATATATAGATGAAGTCATTAAAGATGTGGTAGAATTTTTAACACCATACAAATCTATTTTAGCGTTCTATTCCCCTGGCAACCATGAAACGAGCGTTGAAAAAAGAATAGAATATGGAATAGTTGACAAGATTTGCGATAAATTGGAAATGAGTCAAGGTAATTATTCTGGCTACATTTATTGTAGATTTTTTGCTTATTTGGAAGAAGGTACAAAAGTACCTTTAATCATTGGATTTCACCACGGTTATGGAGGAGGGGGACCCGTAACAAAAGACGTTATACAAACTGCAAGGAAAGCCGTTTATCTTCCAGATGCAAATGTTGTGATTAGTGGACATACACATGATAGATGGATAGTTCCAATAACACGAAATCGTATTTCAAGATACGGTGAAAGTATAGACCAACAATGGCATATTAAAACGGGAACATACCAAAACGCACCAATAGACTTTAATGGATATGCTATTGAAAAGGGATTAGCACCTAAAGCTGGTGCTGGTATATGGATGAAATACACAATAGGCTCTGACCTTAAATTAAGTTATAATTTTCAATTTGCAGAATGAAACCAAATGAATTTTTAATATGCCTTGATGCCGGGCATGGTGGCATGAGAAACGGAACGGGCCCAGAGAAATATGTTACCTATCCTTCTAAGTGCTGCCAACATCGCACAGGCAAATTTCATTCCTATGGATGGTTTTTTGAAGGAGTATTTAATCGCTCATTAGCTAACTATTTGGAGCAGTACCTTATTGACTATGGCTTCCAAGTAAAAAAGATATATGAGCCTATTAATGACACAACATTGAATAAACGCTGCCAACTTGCCACATCCTACGCATCTGTGGCTAAACACTCTATCCTTGTTTCCATTCATGGCAATGCTGCGTCACCTACTGCCAGAGGTTGGGAAATATTTACATCGCCAGGAGAAACAAAGTCGGATCTTCTTGCTACTTGCATTGGTGAGCAAGTTAAAACTGCTACTCCAGGCTGGGTGCATAGGGCAGATTATACAGACAATGACTTAGACAAAGAGGCAAGGTTTCAAATGCTTACCGGTGTAGCCATGCCTGCGGTGTTGTCGGAAAATGGATTCTTTACAAATTACTCTGATGCTGGATTAATGATAGATGTTAATTGGCAGCAAAGTATTGCTAAAGCGCACGCAAAGGGCATCTTAGACTACGCAGTGCAGCAAGGTGTAGTGTGGGAATAAAAAAGGCGCAAGTATCTCTCTTGCGCCTCTTAGACACCTTAAACATCAACAAACACTAATTAACAACTATATTATGCAATAACTTATTTAACATTCTAACGGCAGACTCTTTCACATCCTCTTTCTCGTTGTTTATTTTAACTACTTGCCAAAGCAAAGATACCATTCTTTCTGGATTCATATACTCGTAAAATTGTTTGTTTCTTTCATCTTTGGAATTGTAAAAAGATACAAGTGTTGATGCGGAGGATACCACATTATTTGTCCTTATTCCTTTTGGATACTTTGCTATCATAGCATCACAAAGTGCTATTTGCTTTTTATCCAGTCCATACGTTTTAGCAGCCATGTGTCCCTATTTTTAAAAGTGAAAGTTTAGTTTTCTCTTGTTTAATGCGATGTTCAATAATGCCCATAAACCATTTATCTTGTTTATTCTTATCTTTTAGAGATTCGGCTATATAAATCTTTTCAAGATTATTAAGACGTTTTCTTATAACTTTTTCCTGTATCATTTGAAATATGCTTTTGAAATTAACGCTAATTGGAAAGCGTCAATTTCATCTTGTGATAATTTTTTGTTTCCTGTTACTTCGAGCTTCATTCCTTTAATTACAGACATTGCATAATCCAACGTCCATTTGCTACCTTTGTCCTGTGGTGATATTCCTTTTACAGTATGTCCGTACAACTCTAACCAATCTATTGTAAATCTACTCGCTCCTTGGTTCATGCCGACATTACGGCTAATCTTTGTTCTTGCCCTTCCATCAACATATTTTCTAAAAGTAATATTTTGCAAAGAAGAATCTTCGACTACTACTTTTATATCTGTTGCCCATGTCAATGCGTCCTTTGCCCAGTCAGCAAGTTTCTTGTACTTTCCAAAATAAACTTTATCCTCATCAATAATACAAACGGCAAATCCGTTAAGCCTCATAGATGGGTCAATGCCGACGAATTTTGCCATAAGTTATTTTTTTATTTAGAAAGTTACGTTTAAAATATTTGCTTACAAATTTGAGCAATCCAATATAGTCATAGTATTTATTTTTATACTTCCATACACCTGCCAATGGAAAGTATTCAAAGTTTTGTGTGCCGTAGGTCATGAACATGGTATTATCATAGGTAGTCCTTGAATATCCATCCCACAAATTAATGCCAGATAGTAAATCATAGGTGATAGTATCAATAGTGTAAGATTCATTAGCCTCACTGTAATACCTTCTTTCTAATAAGCCTTTGTCTATCTTTTCAAGGCTCATAGTGTTATATGCCATAAAGTGATTGTTCTGTGCCGGTAAATAGCCAACTGCCAAGATAAAGCAAACGGCCATTGTAAATTTTATCGGCTGTGTGCTGCTAATATTTGTTTTAGTTACCTCCCTCACTACTCTCCTCCTTGTTTTTGGTTCTTTCACTCCAATGCCGTAGGCTTCTATGCCTTTCTCAATAAACTGTATCTCTAACACATAGCCAAAGCAAATAATAGCACCAATAAAGAAAAACATTGCCCAAAACTCAGCACCAGTGCTTTGTCCTTGAATGCTAAACCATAACTCAAGCAAAGCGATCACCGTAGCAATGGCAGCAACACGCGGAGGATATTTACTACGCTTGTCAGATGGGTTAAGGAAATCAATAAACACAACGGCAAATCTGCCAAACTGGAGCATAAGTGATGCAGGAATAGAAAGGAGCAGCGGAAGTGGAAGGAAGTACACGTTAAGAGCTGCGGTAATGAGGTATGTTAAAATTATACCTGTAAAAATAATCTTTGGCATTGAGGATGTAATGTCCTGGAATAGCCATTCAAAGTTTTGGTTGTTAAAATTCTTTTTCATGTTTGTGATGTTTTAATAATTAATGATAAGCAAATATACAAAGTATATTTATATATAATAATAAAATAAAAAAAAAGTGGGAAATAAAATACTTCCCACTATAAATAAAATACTAATCACTCCTTTCGGAAAATTTCTTCTCTGCGTTTATACATTTCATCCTCTGGTACAATAGTTAATTCTTTTGCGCACGTTTCAATGCGTAATTCTTTAAATTTTTCTATTGCCTCCGCTACATCTTTAGCAGCTACACTAACAATGCCTTCCCTGTACTTTATTAAAAACCTATTTGTTTTAACCTCCATTAGTACCATTTTTTTAAAGTGTCAACAATAAAGTAAATGGCATAAGATAAAGTTAAAATACCTCCAATCGATACAATAATAAGCGCAATGTCTTTGCCTAATTTCTGTTTTTCATGTTCTGTTAGCATAATTATTTGTTTAGTAAATAATAAATTAAATCTGCAAATGTCTTATGTAGTCATGTGACTTACTAATATTCTTTCCTGTCGAAAGCTACTAAGCAAAGTTCTATAGTTATCACTGGTGATAAGTAGCAACTGCTTAACGGCACGGCATTGCTCAAAGATGGCAGTAGCCTTCGGGTATTTCCCTTTGACGTAAAAATCGGTTAATGTGGATGAGTGCTTAACTCTTTTATACTCCTCTTCTGGCATATCACGAATGCAGCTCATCATAAGATAAGAATAAATTGATTCGTTCATGCCAGATATAACCGTATATCGAGAGTAATAGGCAGATAATTGTCTCAAATATTCGTCACAAGAATCAAGATCTTCAGCACTAGGCGCAACCGAAATCCAAGTATTCACCTCTTCACAAAAAGACTTAATCTCTAACATCTTGCTATTATACTCTTTCATGATTGTTTTTTAAAATGGGAATCTTTCATCGCTTATTATTCCATCGGTGTATTTTACACCATCTTGGTATCCTTTTTGGTAGGCTAATTTTATAGATTCTTCGCGATGTTTTTCTAATTCAATCAAATCTTGTTCAAGTTGATTAATTTTTTTTACAAGATATTCAATTGATGTTTGTCTTTCTTCTTGCTCTGTCATTTTAATTTATTTTAAAAATCAAAAAATCCTTCACTATCTCCCCAGAACTCAGGCCCCATATCCATGCCCTCCATATTTACTCTGTGGGCGGCTGCTATTAACCTATGCCATTGCCATCTGGCTTTTTCCCTTGCATCACGGGAAATTTTAAAAGGAGTAACGTAACCTTCATTGTCAACCGCAATAATAAAGTAGTCAACGGGTATATTTTCAATGTCGTATTTGTGGCAATAAATCGCTGCCTGTAGGTCATACTGGTTGTGTCTTATTTGACTTCTTACAAGTTGTTCACCGGATCTCGCACCCATTCTTTTTAAATCCCAAATAACGTGCTTACCATTCCTATCTAAACCTTCGGCATCTTTGATTCCTTTGTGCTTAAATCCTTTATAAAAGAAATCAGTAGTCACTTGAAATTTAAAGTTATCCGGATGAAGTAAACCTTGAAAAACAACGGTACTATTATTTCGTACGCATTCGGCAATGAACTCGCTATCGTCATATTGTTGCTGATTTATAACAATCCTTTCACCTATTCTTGATTGTATTTCTTCCCAAAGCGTTATTTGTTCCAGTGTTTCGGGCGATGGTTTTTTAGCATTTATTTGTGCTATTGTTGGCTTCTTTACACCTTCAGGCATAATAAAAAATCTATCGTGAAAAGATTCTTGCTCAAACAAAAGGCAATCTAATAAAGTACCTTCATCCATTGCTTTAGTGGATGTTCTTGTTTGTTCAATATACCTTTTAAGGCATAATGGCGAATGAGATAAAGCCTTTAATCTAGAAAAACTAAGATGGGTTATTTCATTCATTTGGCTTGTTTTTAATAGCATTAGCCATTTCGGTAAATAAAGCAGCGTGTTCTTTGTGTGCTGGATTTGATTTGTATAAAATCGTTAGTTCTTCTAAATTAGCACAACCGATTATCTTATTTTTCAATTCATCAATATCTAATCCTAATGCTGGCTTAACTTCAGCAGCCTGTATAGTTGCATCTTCAAAAGCGGCTTTTTCTTCCTCAATATGTAGTCCTGAAAGTTCATCGGAAAAAGCAATTTTTAAAGCCTTAGCCCTAGCGCACTTTGCTATCATATTAAATGGCATGGTGGCAGCTTTTGAATAGCTATCTTTACCCAATGAAACGGCAGGGTAATATTCGGCAAACAAAACAGTTGCAGTAAACGGACATCGAATCCCTCCAACAATGGCCCAAACAGTGACCGTACATGAAATAGGCATTTCTTTTGCGGCCTTTAGTTGGCTAGATGTTTGGTAAGTTCCATCTGAAATCCTGTTGTATTGCTCTTCATCTATTCCAGCAAACCTTCCAGTTCGTGCGGCTTTTTGTTGCAATCCATCAATGCCTACAATCGTATGGTATTTCATACCGTCGCGGCTGTTATACGCAACCAAATAAATCTCCTTTTTAAAAGGTGATAAGCCATGTTGACGGCAACTTTCAGCAAAGACCTCAACCTGTGCGGCTGGCGTTCCTGCAGGAATTACTCCTGCCTGTGCCAATGTTTCAATTTGTGCGGGAGTTATCCCAATTTTCGCTACTTCCATATTATTCTGCTTCTAATTTATCTCTAAGTTTAATAAAAGTCAATCTTTCGCTCACATAATCAAAATTAATTGATTCAACCATAAGGCTATTAAATAGCGATTTATACTGAGGCAAAATATTTTCAAAATTAAAAATATCATCTATTGCCTTCTCTACGCCTTCCACGGAGGTGTCTTTTATGTGATAAACATCATTAAGGTAATTTACCACCATTACGTTAATGTCATTCATGGTATATTGATTCTTTTGTTAAAATCTTCGTTAAACTCTTTATTTCGTTTAATGGCATCTTCTAAAACATCAAGGATATATCTATGATTAAAATTTTGTCTTTGTAAGTCATAAACTACTGGCACTTTATTAAGCTTGTCTTTTATCCATTCAAGTCTATGTAAACCTTCTCGGCTATGCGTATTTGTGACTATTGAGTGAATAGTGCAATTGTAAAATGCCTCTGCAATTGCCGTATCTCTTTCTTCTTGTGTCATGATTTTGGTTTTTAAAATAGGGCAGTTGGGGGACTGCCCTGTATAAAATTGATTTAAATTTCTTCTATGAATTTGCAAAAAAGATTTTCAAACTCATTCCATGCTTCATTAGTAATGTATTCAATTTTAAATTGTTTTTCGTTTTCTTTTATAATTCTTGCTTCGCAAAAAATTGAACCATCTTGATTTATCATAAAAATACCAGTTAATCCATCTATTCTTAAAGATGTTGGGTTATACCATCCTGAATTTGTACTACCTAAATTTAATGCTGTTAAACAAGCATCTAAATTTGTGTGAATAGTTGTTCCAGTCCATTTAGTTCCAGCTATTTTTTTAAGTGCCTTAACTCTGGCGTTGTTTTCTTTTGTTTTTGCTAAAGTTGTCATGATTGTGTGTTTTTTGAGGTGAATTATCGTTTGTTTCTTACGATTATCAAATATACAAAGTATATTTATAATATACAAGCACAATTAAAAATAAATGTAAATTATTTTCATTTTTTTATCACCTTCCTCCACACTGCCAATTTCTGAGCAATCACTACGGCTCTTTTCATGTTGCCCTGTTCTATTTTCTTTGCATGGCTGCGGATGGTCATAAGGTCTAATGACTCTGGTGGCTCTTTAAGTGCGATAGCCTGGGCTTCTTCCCACAATGCTCTTTTCTCTCCTTCGTCGTATGTTATCATGTCAAACTTTAAACACATATCATACCAGTATAAAGGCACATCTTCCCATGTCTTTCCGGTAAACTCTTTTATCATGGTTGGAAATTCTTCATATAACTTCTCTCTTTCCAATCTTCCGCGTTCCTCCATCTCTACCTGGTGCCGGAGTGCTGCTACTTCATTGTCATGGCTTGCTATTATTTTCCTCCGGTAAGTCATGTATCCATTTAGTATCTTGCCAATGGTGTGCATATTTGCTTTGCCATAGAATTTAACATCGTCATCCAGTTCCAGGCTTTCAGCGGAGAACAGTCGAAAGGCTATCTCAATCTCATTTGCTGCTATCTGCCCAAATGTTTTTACAATCTCCTTGGCTATGTTTGCATAGAAAGCTAAATCACCATCAATGCCGTACATTGGAAACACGGAGCTAATAACATTCAATGTTTGTTTGTACGCGTCCTTTTGCTCCATGTTGGCAATGCGGTTAGATCGGGCAGAGATAATTGCCTGCTCGTCGGAGTTGCGCGGTTGGTACTTTGTTAAATTACTCATTGGTAAATTGTTTTAGTTTGTGATATGTTTCATGGTTGATATTCATTTACTAATCTCTCAATCTCCTCCTGCCTCCGCTTCTCCTGTGCGGCTGGGTTTTGATAATGGAATTTAGTATATATAGCATTGGCATTGCTATAAATCATAGAGATAGAAAAGTTATTCTTCATAAACTTGTCACTAACGTGCCATGCTGCCTTGGTGAAAGCTGCTACCATTTCATCCATTGTTCCCTCCCCCGGTCCTTCGTGCCTCTCCGACCTTGTCCGCTCCTCCTCGTCATGCTCCTCCTTGCTGCTCCATGCTCCTCTTCCTCTGCACCATCTGTGCCAGCCATGTCACCACATCTGCCTTGTCCTTCGGTAGTATCTTTGCATCTGCATCCATGTAGATAGGAACAGGTGCTACACTTGTCTTCTCTAAGATAGACTTGGTATCATGACAAGACTTACATAGTGCTAATAGGTTGCCTAAGTTATACATAGAACCACCACGAGTAATAGGTATCATGTGGTCAACACATCCCTTCCTATCACCTGGTGTTATGTCAACCATCTCACCAAGCACTAAACACACCTCACACAATGGATTGGCACGCCTATAATTAACGCTCACCTTCTGCCATGCACTGTTATAATTACCTTGCTCACCAGATGGCTTACGCATCATCTTAGCCTTATTAATGGTTGACTTTATGTACTTAGGTATGTATGGCATTATAGTCCTTTAAGTATCTTATATCTTGTTTGATTAAGTAAGTCAATGTGTAGCACTTCATTAAGGTACTTCCTTCCATCCTTAACAAGAGATACTTTATTAATGTTGCCAGCTATAATAGCTAAGACAATGTCATAGAACTGGTGAGGTGTATCATAACACATTACACCAGGTATATTAAACTCCTTAAAGTATACATCTGCTAAGACTGGCATACCATTGGCTAAACATTCAATGGCAAAGATATTAGATTTACCTTCATTAAACTCATTCCTTACTAATGGATAGTATCCATAGTCACCTTCTATCCTTTGCATAAATGTAAAGTAAATAAACATACTATTCCATTCTACAAAGTTAGCCTTCTTGCTAAAGTCATACATCATAAACTTAGGCATACCAAAGAATGTAAATTCAGTATCTAACTCCATCGCCTTAT